CGCTATCGCTGACACCGCTTCTGACGACGCCATCAAAGCCGCTTTCAAGGCCATTATCGGCGCCGACGAGGTCCTGTACAGCAAGACCCGCTGTGGTGTCGAGGTGTGGGATGACACTCAGAAGAAACTCGTGCGAAACAAGCTCTGGGCCTTCAACAAGAACACCTATCTGGTGCGTCCTTCCGGCAAGGTCGGTATCAAGAAGAATGTCGTTCCGCTCCGTCCGGACCCGAGCGCGATCAGCGCGACGATCTTCGGAGGTCACGGCATCATCGAGTACCGGTACGATGCCCGCACCAAGTATCAGGACTGGGTTTCCGAACTCACCGTGCTGTGCGTTCCTACCCGTCCTCGTGACATGTTTATCCTCCATACGATTTAGTTATGACTGTCGAAGAGTATCTGCGTAGTTTAGTCCCTGGTCTCGATCTCCAGGACACGGTTGTCGCCCGCGCCGCTAGAAGTCCCATCGAGGTAAAACTCGAGCGACTGGAAATTGACGAGGATATCGACGACTATGACGAGGACGAAGAGTTCCAGAAACGGCTTGACTATGCCTCTTCGACAATCTACTATTCGGTGCTGGGAGTTTTCGCCGGCGGCGGTTATTCCGAACAGGTCGGAGATGTACGCGCCTCTCGGGGCGGATACACCATTACGATGGCGGACAGGGCTCGCTTCAAAGCAATGGGCGATGCCCTCCGCCTCAAATGGGGCTTCGATGTTGAGGAGGATGACTCCTCCAGCGAGATGTACGACGCGAGTTCTTTGAGAAGAAATGCAGTTTATTGAGTTTCGCGACACTTGCGTTATCTCAAGGGATAACGGCGGAAGGGATGAGTGGGATAATCCCGTCAACCCGGAGATAATCTATGAAGGCCCTTGCCTTTACGAGGAGGGCGGAACAGGTTACTCCAGGACTTTTGTGACCAGAAATCCTCTTATCTTCATCCCCGGCGTTGATGTCCAGGTGCGGATTAACGACTCTGTGGAAGTGACCACCGAGTTCGGACGGGTAATCAAATCCGTCAGCCGCATCGTCAGGGACATCAACATGCCCTGGAGAACCAATGTGAAGCTGACTCGAATCGAACTGAAACAAGCACAAGGAGACTAGGATGGCAAGGTACGGCAAATCTGTTAGATGGAGTAAATCAGTGAAGGGTTTCACTGAGGCCCTGGGTTATGCCGGAGAACACCTGAATAACTGGGCTAAGATGTGGATGTCTGAAGCCGTCCAGGACTCTCTGTCTCAGATTGACGCAGACTGGGACAGGCACACGGAAGCGAAAAGCAAAACCGGGAAGAGAATGTCTTTCGGCGGATCTCACTTCTATCCATGGTACTCTGGTAACCTTCACGATAGCGTCGCTGGCATAGTATCGGATAGACACAGAACTGTTGCTATCCATTATATGCCTGAAGACGCTGACGGGATCCAGACCTATGGCGGTATGCCTATCGTCGGTTCAGAGTGGGCTATCCGCGAAGCTCAGAATATGCAGCGAGTCCTTCATTTTTATCCTGGGGTAGCAGCCACCGTCGTCGTAGGAGTACCATACGCAGACAAGGTTGACCAGATGCCTGAACACTCTGGCTATATGCGAGAACTTGCCGTCCAGTTCGCATCGAATGTCGAAGATTACTTCACAAAGCGTGCCGGAGAATATCGTACTCGTGTGTTTGTTGCTGACAAGAAGAAGAAATGATCAAACCATCATCCATAGAACCAGATGTTGAACTGCGGGATGTCCTGCAGGCACTGAACATCCATGTGGAGACTGTAAACGGCTCCCAGGAGAAAGTGGATGTCTACGGCGACTGGGAACGGTCTACTAATGACCTCCCTACCGACTTCATCGTTGTGTACAAGAACGGTACTATCGGTGGTGTCGGAATGGATGTGGACTATGCGAGTGGTTACATCATGGTCAGTCTGTACTCAAAGATGAATGATGATGGATCTGTCAAGAAGAATCGTACGAAGAAACTCCTGAGTCAAATCGACGAAATATTCATAGAGCGTATAAAAGATCCTGAGACTAATCAGGTGACGGAGCACTACAAAAACCTCGTTACCGACAAATATGTCTACAAATACGACGCCCCGCGATTCATAACTCCCACGACACCGAATCAAACTTCGGGATATTCTGTCACCACACTCAACCTCATGTGGCATACAAGAAACAATTTTAACTCTGAATAACTATGGCTATTGCAAAATTTGAAAGTGCCGCCAAGCTGTTCTCCGGACAGGGCGACCTCATTATGTTCGATGCGGTCCCGGACTACGATGCCGCTGCCTTCGACGAGCTCGCGGACCTCGCGAACCCGAAGTCTCTCGGCCAGATTGTCCAGGACTCCACCACCTGGGAGGGCGAGGATGTGTCCACCGACGAAATCCTCGACGAGCAGGGTAACATCATCACCGCCCATGTCACCGCCGGCACCCTGGGCTTCTCCTTCGATATTGCCTCCACCTCTCAGCTGATGGTCCAGACATTCCTCGGTGGCGACGCTATCGACTCCCCCGGCTCCTTTGCCGGCCTGGATGGCACTGGCGCTCTGAGCGCGACCGGCTTCGGTGTAAAGATTCCCGTGATGACTCGCCCGCTCGCCATCATCAACGACGAGCTGAATCGCGCCTGGGTCTATCCGAAGGCCAAGATTACGGCCAACCTGTCCTACACCGACGGCCTCTACCGTATCCACGCGGTTGTCGTCGCTGAGCAGGTCGACAAGCCGAAGATCAAGACCGCGATGATCGTTGACCGCGCTCCGGCGGCCTAACCTAAACAAACCTTTCTCACCTGGGGCGGGCCTTGCGCCCGTCCCTTTTTTTTAGATATGGAAAGATCCGCAAGTGAAAGATTTCTTAACGGGGCATATGGTACTATTACCGGTGCGCCGTGTACTGTCGTAATTGGGCGGAAAAAGTATAAGGTCCGCCAAGTTTCTCAGGCCGTAAAAGAGAAGATTGAGCTCCTTGAACAAGAGGCGCAAGTCCTTGAAGCAAAAGGCAAGCAGGGCGTGTCGGCGAGGGAAGCAAAAAAGATCACGCGAAAACTGTTTTCTCTGCATTCCAAGAAAGCAGCGTACTACCTGCTCGGGAACTGGGCTTTATTCGTTCCGGGGCTTTGGTGGCTGAAATGGCACATCCTGCAGCTACGAGGGAACGAGACAACTTTCAGGATTAACGAGGCGGGAGTCGTTAGTGCAGACTTGGGTTTTTCCAAGGCCAACTGGGATATCTCAAAGCAGGAACGCGAGCTTTATATGAGACCGGTTGGCGACGCCGCCAAGCAAACGCTAGAGCGGCTGGAAAGCGTAATGAATATGTTGGAGACGGACGCTTTGGGGATAAAGGAGGAAAACAAATAGGAAGTGCGTTCCTGGTCTCTGAGCATAATGAAAGAATCAAGCATATCTATGGAAACTACTGCTTTTGGTCATGGTTCCGGTATTGGTATGTTGATTCAGCGAACTATGTAACAATGTTGTTACTTGACAAGGGCTACTTTGACTACGACTACGAGAAGCCTGAAAGACCGGAAGAATCCGCGACTTTCGACAATACCGTTAAGAGCGACGAGGAAGTGGAAAACATGCTCTCTCTCTTCGGAATTGGAACCAGGTCAAAGAAGAAGCCTGAAACTTTGGAAGAAATTCAAAATCATATCATAAAACAAGAAAGTTATGGCGGTTGAGATTCCGGTATATGTAGACATACAAGGCGCGTTCGATCGCGCCGTTCAGGCTATCCCAAAAGAAATCCCTAAGCTCGAAAAGGTCTTGAGTAATCATGCTCTTAACTTTAAGATAGATTTCGGCGGGGGACAATTCAAGACCGTTCGTAATCTGCTCACAGATACGACCATGGATGCGAAAGAGCTTGAGAATTCCCTTAAGCACGTTCGTAAAGCGTTTGATGATGCGGTTGCTAAGGGGGCAAACAAAACAAAGACGTCGGCTACAGTAAACAATCTTGCAAAGGCTTATGGCTTGCTTGAGCAGCGAGTAAAAGGTTTTTATAATGCAAACGCTGTTGCTGCAATGCGTCTTGAGGATCCTCTTGCCAAGGTCACTTTCAAGATAAAAGATATGCAGGCACAGCTCGCATCTCTTGCGCCTGGAAGTGACAAGTTCAATAAGATAAATTATGAACTCCAGATCCAAAAAAAGCGTTTCGCCGAGCTGACTGCACAGCAGATGAAATATAAGGCTGGTATTGACGCAAGTAATGATTCGTTTCAGAAGCAGGCGGGGATTGTCAAACAGCTGACAGGCTATTTTAGCGGCCTTTATGCCGCCCATACACTAATTCGTTTTGTTAAGCAGGTCCGCGATGTGACTGGTGAGCTTGAGTATCAGCGAGTCGCTCTAGGACACTTACTTCAGGACGAGGCTTTCGGCAACGAGTTGTTTGCAAAGACCATTGAGGCCGCAAAAGAGTCTCCTTTCAGAATTGGTCAGCTGGTTACATATACGAAGCAGTTGGCCGCTTACCGAATCGAACAAGAGAATCTTTTTGACACAACGCAGCGACTCGCCGACATCTCCGCTGGCCTTGGCGTCGATATGAATCGTCTTATCCTTGCTTATGGCCAGGTCCGTGCCGCTTCCGTACTTCGTGGCCAGGAACTCAGACAGTTCACTGAAGCTGGAATTCCTTTGGTTGAATTACTTGCAGAAAAGTTCAGAAAGCTTGGGCGCGAAGGAACTACGACTGCTGATGTCTTTAAGCTTATTTCTGAGCGGGCGGTTCCTTTTGAATATATCAAGGAAATTTTCGAGGAACTCACTAATGCCGGAGGCCAATTTTATAAAATGCAGGAAACCCAGGCAAAGACACTGCAGGGCCGATGGGAGAAGCTGAAGGATGCATATGATCAGGCTCTCATGAGGGTCGGAGAGACGGATACATTCCAGAGTATGAATGACACTGTCCTTGGCATTTTGAACGGCCTTGCTAAGAACCTGGAAATGGTTGTTCGATTAGTGAATTCTGCGTCAATTGCGTGGATTGCATATTGGGCCGCTACAAAATCCGGACTTTCTTACGGTGTCCGGTTAACTGCTATGTTCGTGAAAGAATATGGCGCCGTTACAACGCTTAAATTTGGCATTGCTGGATTGACGGCTTCGTTTAAGAAGCTGTTTGCTGTTCTGAAGACAAACTGGGTTGGACTTGCCATTTCTGCAGTAAGCGGTCTTGTTACTTGGTTTACTACATTTAAGAGCAAGACAAAAGAAGCGGAAGAGAGCCTGTCTGATATGCAGAAGGCGATCGAGCGGATGAAAGACGCCAACAAGGAATTTGAATACGGGAAGGGGCTCGTTGCCAGTTACGAGGAGCTGGCTAAAAAAACTGATCGAACGACCAGAGAGAGCGAAAGAATGCTCGATACGCTTAATGAATTAGAGCGTGCTTTCCCTGGACTAACAGAGAAAATTAATAATGATAACCTATCACTTGAGGAACGCATTGGCTTAATGCGCGAAGCCGTTAATGCCGCCCATGACCTCTCAGTTCAGGAAGCAAAAAACAAACTCAATACACAAAATGAGATTATTCGCGGACTTGAGGACCAAGAGAAGGCGGCAAGGCTTGTTAAAGAATCAGCGCAGAGAAGGTTAGAGGCTGCGCAAACCGCAGAAAAAGTTGGGCCGGTTCCCCTTTCACAGCGGTATGGTCCTGGTACATATGATACTGCAGAAGATCTAAAAAACAAGACAATAGATGCGGCCAATGCCGCCAAGGCAGCAGACGATGCTTATGAGGATATCGCAATAAGACTCGCTGAAGCTAGAAAAGAGGCGGAACAGTTGCGAAAACTTGCTTTCCCGGAAGACGCGAAAAAGGATATTTCAGAGTGGCAACGGTTATTGTTAGATGCAAGGAAATATACATCAGAAGGCTTAACAAAGGAATTGTTCACAGAGCCTGATGTACAGTCTTGGGAGTCTCTTGGAGACGCGATAAAAAAGCTCAAGCCGAAATTCAATGAGGCAAAAGAATCATACGAGGCGCTTGTTAGTGCAGTTGCAGAGGGCGGAAAACTTGTACGGCCAGAGCTGGTTGAAGAAAGAGATAGAGCAAAGGAAACATTTGACGCATGGTCTCTTTTGAATACGCTTTTAGGAGGGCTTCTCACGGCTAAGGGCTCCGGTGGCGGATCTCACCAGACAGATCCTTTCGTAACTCGTATGCAGGAGCGCATCAAGTTTATGCAGGACTTCAAGAAGGGTTATGACGATTTGAGTAAGTACATGGCCCGCGCCGGCGCATTGGAAAAAGAAAGCGGAATCATGCTTGGACGCGGAATGTCGCTTGGCATGTCTGCTGACGAGCAAAGAAGGGCCGCGACCGACCTGTCGAAGTGGTACGAAGATATGATTGCCACGGTATCTTCACGCCTTAAGTCCAAGGGCGTTCGTGGAACATCGGTCACAGAACTTCTCGGGATTGACACGAGTAGGCGCAGTAAGGATGTCCAGGATCTTCAAAAGTTACTGCAATCTCTTTGGGACGCCAAGACGGACCTCGATACTTCTGAAATGAAGAAGTCTATTGAGGACGCTTTGAAGAAACTTTCTGACGAGATTAAGCGCAGCGAAACGGCACGGAATTTCTACCAGGACATTCTCGGGTTGACTGGCGACGAGCAACTCGCCGCTTCTATGAGCGTGTCCGTATATGGCGGAATCGGAGACGAATTCAAGGACAGGATGCAACAGCAGCTGAATGGCGCTTTAGAGTCACTTAAAGTAGATAAGAGTTTCACTGTCACAGATGACATTGAAAGGGCTTTTTCCGAAATGGACTTTAAGAAGATTCTTGCAATCGATGGCCTTCCGGAAGAGGTAGAAAAAGTCGTGAGACAGGCGTATGAGAATTCGCAAAAGTACGACGCGGATCTTCTTAAAAACTTCGCGGAATTAATCTCGAAGTATGGAGACACGGCGCAAAAGGTTGCGACGATTCGAGCAAAGGCGGAAAACGAAATCAATAAAGTAAAAGATGCGCTTAAATTAAGCCTTGAAAACACAAAGCTTACTTCAGAAGAGAGAAAAGCGTTGCAAGAACGAGCCGACGAGATCATTCGGGCCCTTGAGGGACAAAGAGACCTGGACGAGTTTAAGGCTGGAGAAGATTACATAAAGTTCTTTTCCGAAATCAATGTGATGACCGCAGAGCAAGCGGCTGTAGTAAGAGGAAAACTTCGAGATGCTTACTTGAAGGCTTTTAATGATGGTGCGATATCTGCCGACCAACTTAGAAAAAACCTTCGAGCGGTCGATGAGCAGTTTAAGAAACTGAGTGAGAGCACCACATTGTTAGGGTCTTATCTTTCCGGAGGATTTGATGCCGCGAACGAGAAACTTCGTGAATATGCGGATAACATCACAGTTCTTTCGGCAAAGATGCAGTCTGGAAAAGAGTTGGACCAAGCCGAGCAATCTTATGTTTCTCGCATGCTCAAAAGGTTTGGAGGGGACGATGTAAAGAATGCAAAAAGCTACGGGGATTTGCTTAACGCTTTTTCTAACAGTGGTGGACTGAAGGCGGCTGGACAGGCATTAGGGAATATGGGGAAAGGCATGTCTGCAATTGCGTCAAAGGGCGCTGGTGCACTCGCTATTGTCGATGCTATTTTCCAGGCGGTTCACTCGACAATCACGAGTATTCAGCAAATGATTGATGAGCTAAATCGGATGCGTTCGGAAGATAATAAGGTTGGAGAATGGTTCAAATATGTATCCGATTTTGATAAGTACACATATTCCGGCTGGGAAAAGCTAAAGTCTGGAGATGTTATAGGCGCCACAGCTGACGCTGTTAGTTCTTGGATATCTATTTTCAATAACATCCAGGAAGATAAAGTCAAAAGAATAAACGAAGACATCGATGATCAAGAAGAGCTACTTGACGACCTTCAGTATTCTTACGAAAGACTTGATAAAGTTATACAGAAATCATTTGGTTCCGAATATATCTACAATTACCAAAAGCAGCTAGAAAACCTACAGGCCCAGGCTGATGCTTATAGAAAGCAAGCAGAGCTCGAGAGGGGGAAGGGCAAGTCTGCGGATGAGGACGTCGCTAAAGACTACGAGAAACAGGCAAGGAACATAGAGAACCAGATTGACGAAATGCGCACCAAGCTTTCTGAGTTCTTCGCAGGGACGGACCTTACCAGTGCTGCCGAGGACTTCGCGAACGCGTGGATTGAGGCGTATAAGGAGTTCGGTTCCACGACCGATGCGATGAGCGAGAAGTTCAACGACATGATCCAGAACATGATTACTCGCTCTCTGGCTGCGAAGATTATGCAGGAGATGCTTCAGCCGATCTTCCGCCAGATTGACACAATGTCAAAGGATGGCCTTCTTGCGACCGATGATATAGCCGCCATCGCTGCGCTAGCCCAGGAGCAAATTCCTCTCATCAACGACGCCATGACGAACTTGATGACAAGCCTTGCTTCTGCCGGTCTGGATGTCCGCGCATCGACTGCAGGATTCCACGGTATAAGCAAGGACATTGCCGGAGCGTCGGAGGAGTCTATTCTTGGACTGGCTGCAGCGATTAATACTCAGAACTTCTACATCTCGTATGTTCCGACAATCAGCGAGAATGTGTCGCAGATTCTGGCGGCGATGACCGGCGGAGTTAGTCCGACGGCTCCTATCGAAACAACAGAGACAGGAGAGGTCCTGCCGTCTGTTCAGAGAATGGTCTACGATCATCTTCCGAACATGGACGCGAACCTTGCGGAAGTGTTGCGCCTCGTCAGAAGCGTTATAACGACGAAAAACGGAACAACGAACACAAATTATGTCGCGATCAAGTAGTGTGGCACATATTTTGAAAGAATAGAAGCTCGACAATACCTATTCACCTATTTTATCATCTCACAATTTATCTTTTTAATCCTTGCCGCTTGTGAAAGTCGCAAGGATTTCTTATCTTGTCTCGTGGATTAATGGTTAAATACAGTTGTTGTCTAGCGCACCGCTGGTTGCGAAATCCGTGGTGCGTTTTTATTTTTCATATTGTGACATACATCTATTTTTTTTATCTTTGCGGTGTTATGGATACCCTGTGGAAAAAACAATTGCGAAAGGAAGCCTCCGCGCATCATATGTGTGAGGAGAATCGCCACGACCTTGCTAGCGTCGAAACAAAAGAAGATGCCGTCGCCCTTTATAAGAAGACGATTGACTGGGCTCTTGAGGAAGGTTATCCGGACCTGGAGACAATCAGAAAGCATTTCTCTGATTGTGAGAATGTTGGTATCTTTGTCGACCGGCATTTTCGGAATGAGGTTCTCAACTCAGAACAGGTCTATGTGTTCCATCACTGTACCGGAACAATCCGAACCGGAATTAACCTGGGAAAGAGGACGATTCCTATGCTGTATTTCGCAAACGGATGCGATATGGATGTCAGAGGCATAGTCGGCTCTGCGATGCAGATTAGGGTCCCGCTTTACATCTTTGGTGAGAACCGGATCGGCGCTGAACAGTCCGATGACCTTTTGTGTAAAACCTACAAGTTCGATGTGAAATGATCAAGGTCAGATTACAGATTGGCGACGGGAATATCGTCGACACCGAGGAAGCCTACGGGTTCATTTACCTGGACTCAGACAAAAGGGTCGGCGCTCCATCCAAGGGATTTGAGAAGACGTCGTACCCGGAAGAGGAGGGAGAGCACATTCTTCCGAAGACCGTCGATGACGCATTTGACTACAAGGTGAAGTTCTTCATCCAGGGGGACACTCTTGCTGATGCGAACGCAAAGATCGCCGCATTTAACGCAGCCCTTCACGGTGAGCCTGACGCGAATGGTCTGAAGGAATACTACCAGGTCACATTCTACAACGACTATAAGCGCCACAAAATCGTTGGGTATCCGAGTGAGATTGCAGAGGCGACCGACTTCTGGCGTGACCGGGACAATGTCGTTAACGATATTGTTGTCGTAGAGTGGAACATCCGAGTGACCAAACCTAGCCTTTGTGACTTTAGCTTATGATTCCGGGAATTGAAGAAATAAATTTCCCGTCCTATGCGACGCTCCACCAGGCAACCGTCCAGTTTGAAGAGATGGGAGAGAGAACCATTTCTACCCAGGTTCGGATTGACGGATCCATCATCCCCGCCTTTGATGGATGGGCCCTTAAATTTCGTAATGAACTTTTTGTTCTTCCCACGCTGAAGCCGCAGGCGTCAAAGGATAATTCTACCAAGAATGCCCTTATCGACCTTGTATTTACTTCGGCTCCAATCCATGAGCTGAAGCGCTACTTCTTCGCCGAGATGACTGAGATCGAGCAGGGAACAATCATCATTGACAAATATGTAGCATCTCTTCGCTTGTCTCTGACAAACTTTGTCGCTGCATTCAACAAGGTCCTTCAGTATTACTTCCCTGACGGTTCTTTCGTAATGAATTTGAATCCGTCGTATGTAGACACTGGAGAGGTGAAGGACTTCGAGATTGATTACCTGTACATCTGGGATGTCCTCTTGAAGATTAACGAGATATATGGTGTAACTTGGAAGGCAGTAACAAACGAGCAGGGCGTGACTGTTATCCGTGTCGGATATGATTCCGGCGTTATTGATGATCATGTATTCGAGTATGGATTCAACGGCGGACTTCTCCGATTCGAACGCCATGTAGAGGACACAGACATTTACAATGTCCTTCTTGGTCGAGGAGGGGAGAAGAACCTTCCGTACCGCTATTTCAAGGACACGGACCAGTTCAACCCCATTTGGTCTGCAGACCCGGACGCTATTCCTGAACTGAAGAGTGTCTTTTTTTCTCGGCTCCTAGACAGTAACTTCCGAAAGTATGTCCAGGGTTGGAAGGCGAAGCATTATGGAGACACATACAATGCCGCAAGAGCAGCTACTGACTGGGCATACCAAAAAGGATATACGGACGAGAAATTCGAGCCGGTCGAATATGTAAAAGACGATGAATCCATCGCGCTTTACGGTGTCCGTCAAGGCAAGCTCGATGATAACGATGATATCTTCCCTACAATCCAGGGTGTGTTCCTTGACGGGCAAGGCCGGGCTGACGAAGTTGTGGCCGTCGAAGTTACCGCAGAGGACAGTCCGCAGTCGCAGTGGGATATAGCGACGCAGTTCGAGGGATTTCTAGATGTTGAATCTCATGGAGATCCGGATGTTTTTCGGGACATCGTTGTCTCAGAATACACATTTAATGTTCCAGAAGGTCGTGTCGGACGCATCGAATATGCCTGGTCTGAAAGAGCTACTCCTCGCGGGGTTGGACCAACCGGTATTATTGATACCACAAACACCATAATCACCACAGTCGATCAAAACAATAAAGAGTACGGAATTTCTCGTATCCCAGCCGGAGGACCATATAATGTAAAAGTCTTTTTGAGGGTAAGGAGGATGGATGGGTACGAGCATATCGAAGGCCGATTCGGAATTAAAGATGTCTCCCTTCACTGTACTCCTGCCGACAATATTTCTTATCGCGAAGTCTTCACCATCTGGGTCAAGAACATTTGGGAGACCACACCAGGATCCGGTGAAAACGACATCGCTTATGCTCACCGGGTCTGGGATCCTATTTTGGGCGACCGTATCGGAAATTCTGCCGCAGTTCACTTCTCTGATGGGTTCATGTCGCTTTCGAGCGATTACGAGTTCCTTATCCAAAGGCTTCCCGAGGTTGACCGTTCCAAGACGATTACGACAAAGGACAAAAACGGGAATACAATTACTGTTCAGTCCGAGTGGAAAATCACTCTTGTACGTTCCGATGCTGAGCTGGAGGCAACCGGACTTTACATACCGAACACTGAAACGGGAGGGCTTCCTGCTGCCGGCGACCACTTCTTCTTCACTGGGATCGACATCCCGTTCCAGTATGTCAAGTGGGCGGAAGAAAGACTCACTGAGGAGAAGGAGAAAAAACTCCCCGAGAACTCGCAGACAAATCCGACCTGGATAATCGGAATGGACAAGGTTCGCGTACATTCGCTGCAGGAGGACGATTATGGTACACTCCTGGCAGACCGACTTGACGCTGGCGTGCAGGTTTCTATTTCCGATCCGCGATTTACAAGGAACGCGCAGAACGAACAGACCGTACTGCAGCTTGGGATTCGGTCCGTTACATTCACCTGGAGCGAACCGTCAAGCGATAGCCCTGGATTGGTTCCTGACATAGAAATTGTCCTGTCCGACAAAATCGTCAGCGAGAAGACTTACGAGAGTGTAAAGGGTGATGTCAATTATATCACCAACAACTACACCACTACCGGCGAGGTAAAGAACATAGTTAAGAAGACGAAATTTGGAATTGGCACAAATATTTCATATCTTGGGCCAGTAATCGGAACTGTCGAAATATAATGGCAATTATAGAAATAAGAGATGTCCTTGACAATGAGACTGGGAAAACAATTTTCCCAAGAACTCATGTCGATGCCGTGATCGGACTGGAGGACTCTTCTTATTTTGAAAAAGTACAGGATGCCGATGACCCGACGAAATTCTCTATTAAGTTAAAGTCTGAATACACCGGACTTTGGGCCGAAGGTTGGATTGCCGCTGGTGGCATCGGGTCTGGCGGTGGCGGAGGAGGCGGCGGGCTTATAAGAGAAGTTCTTGGGCTGTCTTCTCTCGGTTCCGTACAAGCGGAAGACCTTACTAAGACCTTCAGCGCTTATGCCATTGATTCTATCTATAAGCAGGTTCAGGATCTTGAGGACCGGATTGACGGCTCCGGCCTTCTCGGCGGATACCTCAAGACTTCCGACGGGGGATTCTTCTTGACATCCGAGGGGCAGAAGATCCTTTTAAAGGGAAGTGGTGGAATCGGAGCATCGAGCCTTTCCGACCTCACAGACACATCAATTTACAACCCTCTTGAGGGCGATCTGCTTGTCTGGAGTGGTGCATCCTGGGTCAATGTTAGACAGTCTACCATCAAGCCTGACCTCAGCGGATATGCTACGACGGAACAGCTGAATGAATTAAACGAAAGAATAAGGTCGCTGGCCGAGAGCATCCTTTGGGAGCTTGATTCCGACAACAATGTAACGTTGAAGAGCGGCCATAGTAACGCATGGGTTCCTGGATGGCTTGCTGCCGGAGGAGTCGGTTCCGAGTCCGGAGGAGGTGGTGCTAGTGCATTATATGATCTTGTCGATGTCTCTGTTGCCGGAAGAGTAAGGGGGGATATCTTGGTCTATGACGGCACTCATTGGGTCAATACCCCTCAGTCGAGTATCGTACCTTCTGTGTCGATCTCTTTCTCTGACCTAACGACACACCCTACAACCCTTGCCGGGTATGGTATCACTGATGCTAAAATCGTAAACGGAACGATTACACTCGGCGAAGAGACGATAAAACCGGCACTTGCATCCGATTTATTGGCGGTTTCCAAGCGCGTTGAAAATATCGAGTCCTGGTTTGAGATCGTCACAGTAAATGGAGCTCCAGCCTTACACGCGAAAGGCGGAATGGCTATTTACTCAGACTCTTGGATTGCTGCAGGCGGCGTCGGAGAAGAAGGCCAAGGCGGCTCTGTTGTATCCATCAGAAACCTACTTTCCTCCGGAACCAGAGTGGCGACTCTTACGATCGACGGAGAGAACTACGACATTTTGGCCCCTTCTGGTGGGAGTGGTGGATCTACGGTTTCTTGGGGAACACAATCGGGGAATACCATCCCCCTCTCGGTTGACGGCACTTCAAAGACGCTTCTTTTGAGTGGTGCGCTCTCCGGTTATGCTACGCAAAACTGGGTGCAGAACCAAGGGTATTTGACTTCGCACCAGTCTCTCGATGGATATGCAACAGAGACTTGGGTGGGGGACAATTATCTTTCACTGAGCGGCGGCACTCTCACCGGAGACCTCCGACTGAAACCATCCAACAAAAACTTCGGCTCCACGCTCCGCTTCGGAGACGGAGATTACGCATATATAAAGGAGAACACCGACGATCACCTCTACTTTTACTCTGGAAAGGGTATGGACTTCGTGGTCGGCAACGGATATGACATCAATCTTAATGGGGTCTCCGTCTCGGACATCGTGACGCTTTCCACGGCCCAGACTATCACGGGCGCAAAGACCTTCTCTACGAGCCCGCTCACCATCGCTTCCGATAGCGGTATCTCCGTCAATGCGGCATCATACGTCGACATCGGGGAGGCGCGGCTCGTGTACGATAGTGTCGCCAATGCCCTTCACGTAACTAAACGGACCGGAGGGACGGTTAGTCCCGTCGGGCTCTATGCGGATG